CAGGACGCCAATCCCGGCACCCGCTTTATAAGGTGCCAGAACAGTGTAACGTCCCGGAATTGCAGAATCAATATGCTGGTGGCGCTTCACACTCAACAAAATCACGACGAAACAACCACAGCGGGCTGAAGCATTCATGCGGATAACCATCACGCAGGTAAATAACCCGCTGTGTTTCAGGCTCCCAGCGTATAACGTGGACGCGACGCCCCCTTCCATCACGGAACCAGCGATTGAGTACTTGCATGTGTTACCTGTGAGCATAATTACCCCTGCCAGCCCAGCGCCTGGAACAACCCCATTTTCGGGTGATACCAGCGTGCACCTCGTGGCTCTGCTTCACTCATCATGCGATGAAAAGCAGCCATGAAAGGTTCTACTGCAACAATCGCGCGACGCGACAACAATCCATCCGGCGTCATGAACTCATGGGTGTCGGTAGGGATCTGATATGCGTTCACCAGATTGCGGCATTTCGCATCTGACATACCCGTTTTCGCCACCAGCTGACGGTAACCTGCATAACCATAGCGTATGGTGCCTCTTTTGATTTTCTCGACGGTTTCAGTAACGTAGGTGACTTTCTCTTCCACCTGCTCAAGACGTCTTTGTTGGCGAACAGCTTCAAGCGCCATTGCAGCAACCATTTCGATCTGGCTCATTGGTTTGCGGATTTGTTCTTCCAGTTCGCGCCAGCGGTCTACCAGGCGGGCGGTGAATTCAGGGCAAAGCTGTGCGACAACAATGATGCTGTCGCGCTTGCCTCGTTCACCTTCGAAAAGATAATGCTTACTTTTTTGAGTTAAACCTAACCCATTGATATTTTCAGAAATCCCCATTGGGGGAAGCTGAATAATCCCTCGTTCAGCAAGGCGCTCAATGGATTGTTTCACTTTGTCATGGCGGCTGCCCACCAGCTCTGCGATCTCAACGCTGGTCATGGATGCTTTATCGGTAAAAATTGCGGTATTCATCTGATTGCTCCTTGAGGATGACATTTCAGAACTCACGCCAAAACGTATGCATCGTGAGTTACTGCTCGTGACAGTCAGTCTTTAATCTCTGGTAATACCGTTTGATTTTCGTAACGAATCAGGAATTCCATCTTCGGGATAAGGGTATAGATCAGGTCTTAACCCATGCGGAGTAACCTTCCATTCAACTAACTCACACACCCGTAAAACAAAACGAGAAGGAACGGAGTTTTTAGAAAACCACAGGTTCACCGCTTGTGGCGTAACACCGATGTATCTTGCTATGGCGTTTTGAGGAATCAATTTACGCAACATGTCGTAATCATTCAGTTTTATCACAGCACAGCTCCAACATTAACTTTACAAATCAAGAATACATCAAGAATAAATTAACATGCAAGTTTCAAAAGGATCGAATACACTAAAATCAAGTTAATATTTATGTGTATAAAGCCTCGACAGGAACTCACCATGAAGAATGTAAAAAGCACAGAAAATCGGATAGCAATGATGCTGAAAACAAAAGGCTGGAGTCAGGCTGAACTAGCCCGTAAGCTGGGTGTAAGCGCACAATCAGTACAATACTGGACTACAGGAAAGACGTTTCCCAGAAGCGATAAACTTGCACAACTATCAGTAATTAGTGGTTATCCACAATCCTGGTTTTTGGGTGAAGATACCTCATCGACACACTCTTCAGCTGAAAAACACCATACAAGAGAAGACAGCGTTGTGTTCAATGTGCTGGATGTTGAATTCAGCTGCGGCGACGGAACTCATGTACGGGGAGATCTAATTGATGTAGTACGCTCAATAGAACTTGATCCTGAATATGCCCGCCGCCTGGTCGGTAACAGAGCATTCAAGAACATAGAAATCGGTAACGCCAGAGGGGACAGCATGGCCCCAACAATCGCCCCAGGTGACTTACTGTTTTTAGATAAAACAGTAACTTATTTTGACGGTGATGGCATTTATGCATTTTGCTTTGATGGCGAATGTTACGTCAAACGACTTCAAAAAATTGGAAGCAAGATCATGGTCTTATCAGACAATCCCAACTATCAGCCGTGGAGCATCGAAAAAGAGGGAATGGCGCTGCTGTATATCCAGTCAAAAGTCATCTCATCTGTACCATTCAATATCAACAGATTTGGTTAGTTGTTGATTTTAAATTAAATTATTTGTCACCCACTACAAAAAAATCAAGTTTATCAATTTTTGATTGACACTAGTTTACCTGACACATAATATCTCACCATCAATTATATATTGATTAACTTCAACTTAGAATTGCATGGTGATGATATGGAAGCCTTACAAACAACACCAAAAACATGTAGCCTCAATACTTACAACAAGGTTTTATGTGATGATTTAGACCTCGATTCTTTTGCATTAACCATCGCAAACCTGCTCAGTGCTGTTCGCACCTTCAACCTCCTGGATGATACGCGATTAAAAGAGGTTGGGTTTGATGTGCTGGAATTTACTCATGAATATGCTTTAGCGATCGCATCGACAAAACAACAACATTCTATTCGCTCAGGCAACAAGATAGCCTGCATACGCACCAAACGTGAAGCCTGCGGCTTGACGACTACCGAACTAGCCAGACTACTCGATCTTGACGAAGAGATTATTCTGCAATGGGAGAGTGGAGAGTACGAGCCAACCATCAGCATGCTTATCCCCCTGGCAAACGTCCTAGGATGCGATCCGCTTTCTCTGCTGAGTGAAAAAAACAGCGAGTCAGTTATTCGCGTAAATGTGCCTGAAGTCCATGTGGAAAGTATTGGCGCACGCATCAAAAGCGCCCGTACAAAACTGGGATTAACCGAATCTGATCTTGCCCGCATGATTCATACCTATAGTGACCCCATAAACGACTGGGAATGCGGCATCCATGAAGTTCCAGCTGCTCAGATAGTACCACTGGCCAGTGCGCTTAATTGTAACTTGATGTGGTTGTTAACGGGAAAATCAGAAGCAAAGGAGTAGCAACAATGACTGGCAATATCCATGATAAGTATGAAGGCTTATGCCTGGCACCGGATTCCTTTGCAAACAATATCCATAATTTATTATGCGCAGTTGTTGTATTACAAATGTCAGACAACGATGCAATAAAAAGAACAGGTGATGAAGTTCTTGAATTTGCACGTTGCTATGCTGAAGCAGCTGCTGAAAAAGAACTAACCAGTTAAATAGAACAAGTCATCTCCGGATAATATATTACGGCTTAATCGCCGGGGATTATCACACCCTTAATCCACAGGAGGTTTTATATGACCTTTATAAAACATAAGGCATCACACAAAACAGCCTGCCTTATTGCACAGCACGGGAAAAATTACATGCATATTGCCTGCTTGTTTCTGCGTAAAGCATACGGGAGATAATAATGCATCAGAAAACAGCAGAACACGAGCAAACCAGAGTATTGCTGACCATCAAAAACGGGAAAGTAATATTAATTCGTCATGTTCATGACGATGAACTTGTAGGAAGTCTTTCAACATTCCTGTTTATTGCAGAAAAGGCAGGATATGACGTTATTGCACCAGCAGATGAAGATGAGGAGTAAATATCATGCAATACACTGAATTCCAGGCTGAAGCAACAGCCACAGGTATACGAACTGGCAGTATGACTATTGATTATCACGACGCAATCCGCCGTCTGGATGCAGGTGAATTCGATCATCCTAATGTGAAAGGTTTGCAAATCCTTCAATGCCTCGCACAAGCCGACAATGCAGGATTACTGGGTAAACTCCCTGTTGAGATGAAGGTAGCCCAGTGGCGCTGGTTGTACGTGACGACATTCATCAACGAAGAAGAAAACAAGAATGGCACTATTGATATCCCAAACGAACACGGAACAACAGATCGCGCCGTAATATATAACGGGAAGCATGGGGTTATGACGATATATCCCGGCCCCATTCGTTTTGCCTTACAACAGTATATTGAATGGAATTTAATTCAAAAATACGGCGAGGCAGAAGGAATGGGTAGAGCACTATTTCTTTATCAGAAAATGCTCACTACTTCCCCTGATAAAGGTTTCATTCTTTCAGATATGGGTCGAGAAGGGCTTGAACTCCTTCTGGATGAAATTATTAACGAAATGAATACTAATAGCATGCAATCAGAAACCGCCATTAACTAAAGTGGACCACATGACCGTTATCGAATATATCCAGGAAAATCCAGATTGCAGTAGAGAAGATATATCCCTCGCACTTGGAAGAAGCGCAGTTTCTATCAGTAATGAATTATCACGGTTACTGTGGAATGGGTTAATTGTACGAACTGGTGAAAAAAACAAAATGATTCTGTATCGCGTAAACAATCTGCCGTTTGGATACGGCAATCCCCTGAGCGTTATGTTCAACCAGTTACTTAAACAGGTAAGAAAGTCTGATGGCGACTGACTCACAACTAACCATAGATACGGCTCTTAATGTCGGTCTGGCGCTCCTTGGTTATTTCTACATCATGTTCTGCAGCGGACGATGGCTGTCACTGTTGTTCATGAAAAAATGGAATAAACGCCGTAAGCAGGATCAACGCCAGAAGGCAATGGATGCATTTTTCGAAGCCTTCGGGATTGACGGCATGGAACCAGGGGATCCAGCTCGCGCAATTAGCAGAGGGGGCGTAGTAATCCTTGTATACCGGAGTGAAGAGAAAAATGAGCGAGATCAACTATCAGGCACTGCGTAAGGCGGCAGCCGCAATACAAACAGTGGCAACAGCTCGAAGATTGGCGGCGTTTCGCGCGAAGGCCACGCCGCAGGTTGTGCTGGCTCTACTGAATGAGCTGGAAGCAGAAAAATCAAAACTCAACGAGCAACGTGAGTATTACGAAGGCGTTATCGCGGATGGAAGTAAGCGCATCGCCAAAATGGAAGCAATCAAATCCGCTGCGGAAAAACTGGTTCGCTGTAAAGGCCGCTATCACAGTGAACAAAACTATCGTGCACTGGCTGCATTGTTTGGCATAACAGTGCCGGATTTACCGCCACTGGAAGTCGAACCAGCACTTTATATGAATCGATTTACCAGAAAGACATTCTCACTGGAAGAGCAACCAGGGGCAGATAAGGAACCGGAAATATACATGCCGCTATACGCTGCTCCGCCAGCGCCGGTGGTGCCGGAAAAGTTGCCGCGTGAATACAGAAACGGTTGGCCTCTTGCGTATAGTGATTATGCTGAAGGATGGAACGATTGCCGCGAAGCCATGCTTCAGTCCGGAAACTTTCGCGAAAATACGAATTCATCAACCAATAATTTTCGGAAAATCCCGGAAACGTCAACCAACCCTCCGGTAACTCAGGCTCTTCTGCTTGGTGGTTTCACCATTGAGGATGCGAAGGAATTACATGAAGACCTGGTACGCAGCCACATAAGCAAGGCCTTGAGTGGCGAAAATATGAAAAAGAAAGATCGCGATGCTGATTTGCGCTGGATTCATGGCGTTATAGTTCAGGCAGCGTGGTTTGTAAAAGCAACACTGGAGCAGAATGCACTATCGGGCAACTCTCCGGTAACTCCGGATAGTTGGATAAGCTGTAGTGAGCGAATGCCCGCTCAAGATGATTGGATTTTAATTTATTCAAAGCACGGTGAGTATATGGCAGGACAGGTGCAAGGGGAATACGTGGAGTTGAGCGATGGCACTTTATCGTGGTTAGGGAACGCCTTGTTCTGGATGCAGCTACCAGAGCCGCCGCAGGAGGTGAATCAATGACCTGGCCTGATGCATTTGCCATTGTTGGTGTTGCAATGTCGATCGCGCTGATTGTTTTTGCGATTTGCCGCTGGGGATAACCACATGTTCACACTTATTCAACGCGGGCAAATATACACGGACAGGACCGGATACCCTGTGGTGATTACTCGCAGCACTGAGCACTCAGTGTTCTTTCGACGCATGGACGGACACTCCGGTCGAGTACGCATCAGTGAATTCAACAACCAGTTTGAACATATTGATCACCAGGAATACCGACAAATACTGGCAGAAACAGAGCAGGAAGCTCACCTGAAAAAATTACGCGCCATGAAAAGGAAGTGAAGAGTGAATAAAGCATTTGAACTATTGGTCCACCAGCGTTATGGCAGTCGCTATGACCTGACGCGAGATGTTGACGGTTTCTACTGTCGCGAAATTGTGAGACGAATGTTTGAAGTGTGGTGCCACTGCCGCGGATAAACGTTTTAGGAGCTTGGCATGCAGACAATCATCTATCAGATAACCCCGAGCAAATGGTGTACGGAGAGAGTCCTCATTGCATCAACAGGGCTCAAGCCTGGCACCATCGAGCGGGCCAGAAGAAAGTCATGGATGCAGGGAAAAGAATACCGCCATTACGCTGTAGAAGGCGATCCGGGGCATTACAGTGAATGCCTGTACAACATCGAAGAAATTATGCGATGGATCGAAAACCAGAAACAACCAGGTGCCAAAAATGCAAGTTCCGGTTAACCTGTTAATGCTCCTGGACGTCTGGGAGGTTTTATGAGTAACGCATCATACCCGACAGGCGTTGAAAACCATGGAGGATCACTCCGTATATGGTTTCACTATAATGGCAAACGTGTCAGAGAAAACCTCGGTGTTCCTGACACCGCCAAAAACCGGAAGATCGCTGGTGAGCTTCGCACTTCAGTTTGTTTTGCAATCAGAATGGGGAGTTTCGACTACGCCGCGCAGTTTCCTAATTCCCCTAACCTGAAACACTTTGGTCTGGGAAAAAGAGAGATAACCGTTAAGGCACTTTCGGAAAAATGGTTGGACCTTAAGAAAATTGAGATTTGTGCGAATGCACTTAACCGTTACCAGTCAGTAATTAAAAACATGTTACCAATGTTAGGTGAAAAAAAACTGGTTTCATCCATAACAAAAGAGGATTTACTTTTCGTAAGGAGAGATTTGTTGACCGGTTACCAAAAGCTTTCTAATGGAAAGACTTCTTCCATAAAAGGGCGCTCAGTGGTCACGGTAAACTACTATATGACAACCATAGCTGGAATGTTTCAATTTGCAACAGATAATGGTTATACCTCAGGAAACCCATTTAACGGTCTGGCTCCCTTAAAAAAGTCCAAGGTAAAACCAGATCCTCTCACCCGTGACGAATTTATTCGTTTTATTGAGGCTTGCCGTCATCAACAAACAAAAAACCTGTGGATTCTCGCTGTATACACGGGTATTCGTCACGGGGAGCTGGTATCGCTGGCATGGGAAGATATAGATCTTAAAGCAAGGACTATAACCATCCGTAGGAATTATACAAAACTTGGCGAATTCACTCCACCAAAAACCGATGCTGGCACCGGAAGGACAATTCATCTGGTTCAACCAGCTATTGATGCTCTTAAAAGCCAGGCGGAAATGACCATGCTTGGAAAGCAACATTCTGTAGAGGTAAAGCAGAGGGAATATGGGAGAACAGCTGTGCATAAATGTACTTTTGTTTTTAGCCCTCAGGTAATAAAACAGCAGCAGTTGTCTGGACCTCACTACAAAGTTGACTCCATCAGGGAGTCATGGACAAGTATCTTAAAACGCGCAGGTCTGAGACACAGAAAATCGTACCAATCCAGGCATACTTATGCATGCTGGTCACTTGCCGCTGGAGCTAATCCTAGTTTTATCGCAAGCCAGATGGGCCACACAAACGCACAAATGGTATTCAATGTTTACGGAGCATGGATGAAAGACAACAATCACGAACAGATAGAACTCCTTAACAAAAGACTATCTGAAAGTGTCCCATGTATGCCCCATAAGAAAGTGGGGTAAAATAAAAACTTGTAAAATCAGTTAGTTTACCCTTAATCCCTGTCACGTTACGCGCGTGGCAGAGGCGTTACGGG